ATCATAAAACAATAATCTGTCATCGTTATCAACTGCTATTATTGTCCAGTCTGCACCTGATGGGGTGTCTAATCTGAGTCCTGCGTGTAAATTGGCTTCAGGTGCTCGTATATGAAGACCTCTTCCTGAAAGGATAGCAGGTGCGTTTTTGTTGATTCCTACGTTTCCGTTAGCATCGAGGTTTAGAATATCTGCTCTTGAACCTGCACAAATTCTCAAAGCGTCATTGTTATCATTCATGCAAAACTCAAACTTTTCAGTTGCATTATCTAAAATAAAAGCAATATCGCCATCTTTTTTAATATGCGTAATATGAGAATTAAAACCAAAGTCACTTGTTGGCGTATGAGTACCACCTATACCTATATTTCCTGAGAAATTAAAGTTACCGCTTGTATCTGACGTTACTTTATCTGTACCGCTAAACGCTATAGCTAACTGTCTAACATCTAATTTTGCATTTACATAAGCTGACCCGCTATGCCATTTTGTAGTTTGATCTGATCCATCTCCAGTAATAATAAATTCAGCAGGTCTAATGTCAAGTGCATCAACCATGCCACCATCTGTATTACCATTAGATACTTTTACTATTACCCTACTACCTGTACTGCTACTAGAAAAATATGTTTTTATAGCTGATTTTCTACCGCCCTGGTCAAATTGTATTACATCTGCGTCAGGTGCTGAATCAACTTTAAATATTCCATCAGTCGTTATATTGCCTGTAGCATCTACAGTACCTGCAAAAGTAGACCCAGTTCCTTTAGTAACTACTAATTCACTATCTGCAAGGTCTACAGATGATCCATTACCCGTATGGTTTATGTGTAAAGTTGCCCTGTTAGAGTCGCCTACTCCACTAGAACTATAAAGATTAAGTTCATTGCCTTCTCGTAAAACTAAATATCTTTCAGTACCTGTAGCAGTTTGTAAGCCGTTTGTTAATTTAGCATAACCTGTAGAAGTAATATTTCCGCCTACAGTTAGCTTATCTGATCCTGATACAGCCGTACCAAGACCAAGACTGCCCATTTGAAAGCCTGTTCCATCATCATCTATTTTATTTGCTGTTACTGCATCGTTACCAATGTCAGCAGTAGTTATAGAAGCGTCTTTAATATGTGTAGCATCTATAACGCCCTGTCCTACAGCTACTGCTACGTCTGCAATGTCCTGACCTAAATAAGCCATATTATGTAATCTCCATGACTGATAACAATACATCTAAGCTAGAAGCCGTAGAAGACTGTACCTTTACTGTTTCATTTTGATTTAAGACTATCTTATTACCTGCACATACTTCTAACGATCCACCCGAAGGTATAGGGGCATCTTTTACTATAAAGTATTGATCGCCACCAGTATTAAACACACTAACTGACGCTGTAATACTACTTGCTGTAATGTTTGATAGGTTACAGCCTATAACGATAGTCCTATTACCTGACGTATTAGCTACGGTGTAAACAGTAGTCGCTGAGGTGCCGACCTCTCTTTGTTTTGCATTGCTAAAAGTATTTGCCATAATTTATCCTAACGATATAGCTAGACTTACTATATCCTCCTCTATTCGTGTAGCATCGGGAATTGATCTAATTGTATTTCCACTATCTTTAAAATATACTTTACGTATGTCTTCATGATAGTTAACAGCTAGTTCTCCGCTTGTTAAATCACTAGTAGAAGGATCAGTAGACCCACTTGTATTATTTGATTTATTTTTAATAATTACTGTATTAGCCATTAAAACGTACCGCCATCAATAGTAGCACCATCAATACTAGCACATTTGATACCCGCTAATTCGTAACCTGTAGCCGTTGTATCTACTGTAGACCCTGGCTCAGTTTGCGTACCTTTAAATACTGTTAAAGTATCTGAGTTATCCTGGTCAAAGAATAAACCTTTATATAGGTCTGTACTGGCTGTTCTATATCTACCGTATAATGTAATGTCGACTGAGTTAGCTGTATTAGTTTGTGCAAGTTCTAAAGAAACGTCGCCTAAACTGATATTTGAGCTAGTTGTACTAGTTAATTCGCCATTTACGACTAAGTTACCTGAAATTGTTACGTTAGAAGGTAAACCTACAGTAACTGTACCGCCTGACTCTGCTACCTCTACTTCGTTAGAAGTTCCCTGTAGTGTTAAAGTCTGACCTAAAGCTACATTTGTACTATTTGACCCGTCAGTAACAGTAATTACACTATTAGCTAGTTTAGCGTTTGCTATTGATCCTGCTAACTGTGCGTTAGATACCCCGCCTGATTTAATAGACACGGCTCCGCTAGATACGCTAAAGTCGTTAGTGCTAAAAGATGCTATACCTTTATTACTGGTAGTAGCGTCTTCCCCCGCTATGGTTACAGCTTGTCCACTATGTGTAATATCTAAGCCTTCTCCTGAAGTAAACGCTAAAGTTTGACTGTCTAAGTCTACTGAGCCTACTCCTGTATCTGTAGAAAAGTCTAGGTCTTGTGCCGTTACCTGGCTGTCAACATACGCTTTAATACTTTGTTGTGTTGCTAAGTGTACTGCTGAGTCTGAAGACAGGTTGTCTTCGTCTAATATTCTAGCTCCTACCCATTCAAAATTACCTGCTGAAGTTCCACTAGCTACGTAAAACTTTTTGTCAGTAGTGCCAAATACTGGCTCTCCAACACTAGCAGGGGTAAGACTAGATACATTACCATCAGCACCTCTTTTAATTATAATTGAGTTTGCCATTAGAAAGTACCTCCATCTATGGTTTTATTTTGAAAACTTGAGGAGCTTGAATTAGTCGGTATGTCTGCTGTACCGCTACCCCCTACAGTTTTGTCGTCTAATTGATTTAATTCAGTTGGTGTAGCTGTTATGCCTGATGATCCTATTCTTAGCTCAGTCTTAACATTGACAGCATTACCACTCACTTCTAGATTAGTAGCTGTGCCATCTCCATCATATAGAGTACGCAATGTAGAGCCATGTACGCCTTCATCATCGCCAACTATAATTAGTTGTTTATGTCCTTGTGCTATTGACACATCTGATATACTTGTTCTTGAAGCCATTAAATTTCCTTTTAAAAAGACAGGGGAGCGTAAAACTCCCCTATCCTATCGTTTTATGATGCGTTAGTAAGCTTATAAGCTCTGTTAGCATGAATCATTTTGACACCATACATACAGTCAAAAACTACTTTTTCAGCCATATAATCAATATCGTATTGGCTAGTAGCTTCTATACCTTGCTGAATAGCTAAAGCACAGGCTGTCTTATGGAATACAATTCCGCTAACGTTAGTACCGCCAGTACCTAAAGCGTTAGACATCTCTACTGGAATACCAAAGATTTCTCCTAGTCTACCTGTAGGGATATTAGAACGTCCTAAAGCGTCATATCTAACAAACTTAGGGTTAGCTAATAAATCAGCATATAGAGTAGGGTTAACTACGAAAGTTAAAGCTCCATCTCTATAGTCTAGATCATTCTCGCCTAAAGTAGCTAACATAGCTTCTATTTCTGCATCGGTCATAACATCATCAGTAGCTAAAGTAGCTCCTAATCCTGCATTACCTGTTAATTCAGTTGCTACGTCAGCATCAATAGCTTTAGCTAGTGCATAAGCTAGACCTTCTGCGTATTTACTTGTCATGTCTCGAGAGTCTTGTACTTTTGTTAAAATTACCTTCTCGAACATTTTACTAGCGTACTTGTGCTTATTAATAGATAGTGAAACGTTACTTTCTGTAACAGAATCAAATTCTATAATACCGTTTTCGCTTTTGTCTTGTACGCCTACTTCACTAATTGTAGGTACTTTGATAGTGTCTGTACCTTGTGCCATTGCTGAGTAATCGTCTACTAAGTCGGCAAACATTAATTTGCGTTTTAAAAAACCCTCAACAATTTCAGCCCATAACTGAGGTATAAAGGCTTGTGTCTCAGTAGCACCTGATATACCTGCTCCAGTTCCTGATCCGTAACTCATTGTTATTTTCTCCTAAAAGATTGTACATAGCGTTTCCACGTATCAGGGTCTTTCTTTTCATCATCCGACATATCAAAGAATGACTTAGGAGGATTAATAGAAGTCCCGCCCCGTGTATTTTCTACCGCTATTTTTGTTTTTTCAGTTTTATTAGCTTGATATTTCTCTAGCTTTTCTAAAGAAAGATCGCTTAAAATATCTCTTTCTTCTTCGTCTAGAGACTCTAGTATAGCACTTCTACGATTAGCTATATACCTATCGTATTCTTCAGCTTTTCTTTTAGCTGTTTCATACTTAGCTGTTATTTCTTTAGTAATCGTTTCGTATTCGCCTTTTCTTTCTAGCTCTTTCTGCCTTGTCTTTTCCTGATCTGCTTCATACTGTGCTAACTTCTCTTGTAGTGCCTTTTTCTCTGCTATTTCTTTACTTAGCCTAGAATATGGTACTTGTTCTACCTGTTTAACGTCTTGTTCGACTGTCTCATTATTAACCTGTTGAGTAACAGTATTTTCCTGTTTTACGTCCTGTGTGACTTCTTCCATTTTAACCTCTTGTTTGAGTTTCTTTAATCGTCGCTTCTTGCAACTTTTTAAATTTTTTATTTTCTTCTATTAACGCCTGTTCGTATGACTTAAATCTTATGCCTTTATCTCCTTTAAATGGCTTTGTATGGTCATGTAAGCCCTGAAATATTTGATCAGGTATGCCATTAGGGTAAGCTTCGCAGGTATGCTCTACTAAATAATGGAAACAATGGACGCATTGAATACCCCTGGGCATTAGTTACCAAACATCTTAAAATATTCTTCTAAATAGTCTAACACGGGAGGAGGTATTTTATTTCTTTCTCCACCTTGATACGTAGCAAAACACTCTGCAAATAATTCACTAGGTTTACTCATTGCATACTCTGAAGTATTGTATTTTAATTCTGATTTTTTTAAATCGTTATAAATTGCTCTCCAACGATCATTCCAGTCTTGAACTTCTGCATCAGTCATAGACTGAAATTTTTGTCTCTGTATAGATTTAATACGAAAGTTTATAAAGCGTGTTGATTGATCGTGGAAAGCGTGACCTAGTTCATGATGGATAGTGCTTTGTGCTACCTTCTCCCATTTTTCTTTACCTGATATGTTAGCAGTATATCTTTTATATTTTAACCTATCTGCTTTTAGCTTAGTCCATTTATCTACACTCTTTTGTATTTTTCCGCCTATGTCTACTCTACCCTTTTTCTTTAGCCATGCTAATTGATTTTTATAATACGCTATCCATTTATCAGCGTTTTCTATGTATGTTTCGTTAGAATTGCCGTATATCTCTCTAAGTGCTTTTTTAGTAAAAGCATTTTGCCTTATAAAAAGACTTGTCCCGTTGGCTGAAGCTATAGCCCCGTTTCTCTTTCTGCTAGGTACTATCTTTTCGAGTTTTCGCATATTAAATTTACCGTATACATCAGCCATAGCTTTAGTCATAGCGTTAGCTACTTTAATATCTTTAATACTTCTCAAGCTTACTTGATCAGCTATATTAGCCTTCATCCAAGCTAAAGAGTCTTTAACTGTTTTGTGTTTACCTGCTGAAGCCATCTCTAATATACCAGGCTGATCTATAGGTACTTTCATTTGATCCTTTACCCATGATCCTACTGGTACTATTTCGCATTTACAGTTAGAGCCACAGACACTAAAACCGCTTTTAGGCATACCTGACAGTTCCCATTGCTCAAAAGTCATTACTTGACCGTGCCTATCTTTACAGTCAGGGCAAATACTTTTACCTACAGTTTGCCACTTGTATTCTTTTATATTTGCTTTTTGATACTCATAAGTAGAGCCAAACGACGCCATCCTACCTACGCTGTATGAGCTAGATGTTTTAATTTGCGATCTAAACGCCCCAAATATTCTACCACTTTCTCTTAGATCGTTAGTTAAAACGGCTCTTATGGCATCGTCTGAAGCTCCAGTTGCCCTCATTTGCCTTATGAGCGTTTGTAAATCTATTGTAGTCTTACTAACAGCACTTTCTAGCTGTATTCTTATAACCTGGTTAGCCTGGTTAAAATAGTCTGACATTGCGTTTATTGCTTTTTGACTAGCCACGTAAAAGCCTATCTATTTCTAATTCAAATAATTTAATACTTTTCTGCTCTGATATAGTAGGTACCCCAAACCATTCACGTTTAGGTAGTGGGTCTATGCCTTCGTTATGAAATATGCTGTATGGTGCTTTTACGTTAGGTGCTGATACTTCAGCAAAATTCTTTTTAGCACTTGCTCTCTTTTTAACATAGGCTCCAGTACCACCTGCTTTAAAACTTCCTGTCATTTGACCAGTCGCAGTCAATGGTAAGCTAGGTCTAGTAAAGCCTTTTAATTTTTTCTTTTTAACAGTTATAGGGTTTAAGCTCTTAAATTTTTGCCCTGTAATATCTACCCCTTTTGACGCCCCGTCTTTCATGTCTTTAACTATTATTTCTGCTGACCTATTAACAAGCTTAGGAAATGTTACTACTGAATCTCCAACTATATTTTTAAGCTGTTTTAATAGCTTTGTAGCTTCTACGTTAAGAGTTAGCATCTAGCTCTACCATTTGTTTACCGTGATCAATACCCATATCAAAAGCTTCTTTATATACTTTTTGATGTTTCTCTAAAAACAAGTTAGCTAAAGTCGTTAAATATAGCTCAGGATTACTAAGTAATTCATCTATGTTTATTGCTCTTAACATTTTCTCTGTATCGTCTTGTATTCTTGTTTCTAGATCGTTTATTCCGTTATGAAAATCTTTAATATGCTTAGGTATCGTCATCTACGTTCAAAGCATTACTAAGGTTTAGTCTTGTCCTGTTAACTTCTTCTCCCTGCGGGGTGCCTTCTTCTGTAACCTGATCCATAATTTCTTCTACTGTTTCGTCAGGTGCATCAGGGTTATTTACTCTATACCAGTCTTTCTTACTAGCTAATCCATGCTTCCATTTAAACTCCCAGTCTGCCCTTTCTTCTTGTGCTGTTAGTGGTACTACTGGCTCCTGGTAGTCTACAGATAATTCTTCATCAAGTGTAACCCCTGCTTCATACTCTATAATAGCTCTTTCTATTTCATATCTTTTATACTCTAAGGGCTTCCATATCATCTGAGCATCGAGCATAACAGACTGTGTTAGTTCCATTTCTGCCATTTTTAGGGACTCTCCTGATACAAAAGCTTCTCTACCTACGCTCCATTTTGTTTTTAATGAGTGATTATAAGCTGTAGAGTCAACTAAGAAACGCATAGCTTCTATATATTGCCCTAAATTGCCACCTGGTGCCTCAAATTTGAAAT